GCCATCTGACGTTCGTCAAAGCAACTGGAAGAGCGCTCATTGGATTTCGGTAAATCAACATGCTGCGCTCTTGCCAGACTTGGCTTGGGCTTACGCTCACGATCCAAGCATGATTCAGTTTTTAAGAGAAGACATTGGGCTTACATGCCCAATTGTCTCACCACAATTTAAGGATTTAAAAGAAAACGATATTTACGCTGGGATTTGCCCTTGGGTTCAACTGAGCGGCCCAGAAGCACTCTGGACAGCGGACTTTATGGGCTATAAAGAAATCTGGTTGTGTGGGGTTGATAACTACGAAAACACAAGGCGCGACTACTGGCATCAGTACGTCAGGCCAGAAAATGACCAAGCCTTCAAAGGGAAACGAAACCCAAGAAAATCAGCCTGGGGCGAAATCATTCAGAAACTAAGAAATCCAAAACGAGTGAAGACTTTTAATCCAGAACTAAACGAATTACTGAAGGCGATAAAATGAAAGTTCAAATCATTCGCTCAACAGTAGCAGACGGAAAAGTTGTCAAAGCTGGACAGATCGTCTCTGTAACGGTGGAAGCAGCTCGCGAAATCATGCGATTGGGCAAGGCTGTTCCCTACGAAGAGAAAGAGCCGCTGATTGATCGAAGCGTGGGCTTAACTAGTGAGAGTCAACCCAAATTAGTAAAGCGAAAACCAGCCAGAAAGCCGAAGAAGACTGAGCCAGATGATTGACATTGTCTGTATTCTCTTCAAGCCGGAAGGCAAGGGATTGCCGAAGTTTTCCCAAGGATATTCTGAAATCTGGGTGGATAAGCTCGCACAAGCGATTGCAAGGCATACGACACAAAAATACAGACTGATTTGTTTAGTTGATGAATTTTACGAGTTTGAAGAAGAGGTTGATCAAGTTCAATTAAAAACAAACGAATCGGGCTGGGGTTGTGTGATGGAAACTTTCAGGCCGGACTTGGGAGAGAATCAACGTTTTGTTCTTGGGCTCGACACGATCATTAAAGACAACATTGACGAGATTTTAGATTGGAGAGGCAAGGTTGGATTGCTGACAGATCCGAACTATCCAGACACGATTTGCAATGGGGTTGGAAGCTACTCACCTGAATTCTGCGATTTCATTTTTTACGAGTGGCAACGGAAAGAAAAATACGGTGAGCGGATACTTTATAACGGAAGAATCTCAGAAATGCAGTTTCTGCGATTGCTAGCCAATGACGCAACTCGACTCAATGAGGTTTTTCCTAACCAGATTCAGTCCTACAAGTGCCACTGGCTCAAAGAGCCGGAAAAACGAGAAGAAGCCAGCATTGTCTACTTTCATGGAAATCCAAAGCCGCCTTTTGTTCACACAGATTTACTCGCTGAGTGGTAGTGCAAATCGATAAAACGGCAATCATTGAAGGCAATGTCCACTTTGGCAAAAACGTTTTTATTGGCCCTTACACAATAATCTACGGGCCTGCTGAGATTGGAGACAACGTCCGAATTCACGGGCATGTTTCAATCGGAGACACGCCCCAACATAGGACAAGGCCAAAGCTTTGTGGAATCGAAATCGGTGACAATACAACAATTCGAGAATTTGCAACGATTCATGCTGGGACTGAAAACAAAACTAGAGTTGGCAAAGACTGTTATTTAATGAACTACTCGCATGTTAGCCATGATTCGGTAGTCGAAGATAACGTGACGCTCGCAAATTCGGTTCAACTGGGTGGACATTCTTACGTTATGAAAGGCGCAACTTTGGGACTAGGCGCAACCGTTCACCAGTATAGTTTAATCGGCAGTTTTTCAATGGTTGGCATGAATTCAGTGGTTGGCGTGAAATGTAGAATCACACCTGGAAAAATCTTTGCCGGAAATCCAGCCAGAAGCGCTGGTGAAAATGTGATTGGCTTGAGTCGGAACGCGGTATCCAACGAATACCTCATCAAAGAAACTGAGCGTTTTTGGTACATCCTCGATGGCGATTGAAACTGACGCAGACCGCGCGATTTATTTAGACACGGCAGATTTTGGCGTGACTGTTACCAAGGCAGACGCAACCACTTTTTCAGGCATTTGGGATTTGAGATTTACGCTAATCCAACCGAATGGACTGACGATTGGGCTTGAGTCAGCAGAGCCTAGACTGATGGCAAGGACCTCTGACGTCTCCAGCTTGGCGCATGGTGACAGCTTAACCATTCAGTCAATCGGCTATGTGGTTCGAGGTATTGAGCCGGACAATTTAGGTATGACGACTCTAGTCATGGAAAGAAGCTGATGGCCCATGCTCGCCAAACGATCAGAGAAGCGGTTGCTACCACACTAACCGGATTAGCGACAACAGCCAGCCGCGTTTATCAAACGAGGTTTCACAGGCTAGCCCAGACTGATTTGCCGTGCCTGCTGATCTACACACTCGCAGAAACGGTTGAGCGATCCGCGATGACGGATGGAAAGAGCCTAGTAAGAAATCTAAGCTTACGAGTGGAAGGCGTAGCAGAGGCAACGAGCAATCTGGATGATACGCTCGACAACATAGGCGCAGAAGTCGAAGCGGCTCTCAACGAAACAAGCCCAGCGAGTGTCGAAGAACTGCTGCTTCAAAATGTAGAGATCAATATTTCGACAGAAGGCGAAAAGCCCACGGGAATGATTGCGATGGACTACCTGATTATCTATCGCCAGACGAGCGGAACACCGAGCGAAATTCTATGAAAATTATTCGAGGCAGAGAAAAAAAAGTAATTGAAGAGTCTCAATTTCAAGAGTTTAAGGCAGACGGATGGGAAGCCTTAAAGCCGGAAGAATCACCGGCAATTTCTAACAGCCTACAAGGAGAATCCAAATGGCAGTTACAAAAGGAAGCGCCGGAGTCATCAAATCCGGTGCAACAACAATCGGAGAAGTCAAAAGCTACTCAATCGACCAAACCGCCAACACTATCGACACAACCCAACTGAGTGATTCAGCCCAGACCTTTGTTGCTGGCCTGACTTCATTTTCAGGAAGTTGTGACGTCTTTTGGGATCCAGACGATACCGGACAAAGTTCAGTGGGCGTAGGCTCTAGTGTCACGCTGAATCTCTACCCAGAAGGAACTGCAACGAGTTCAACTTACTATAGCGGATCTGTTGTAATCACCGGAGTAAGTCGCTCTGGAGCGATTGACGGAACTGTTGACGCCACAATTAGCTTCCAAGGTTCTGGAGCATTAGCAGAAACTACAGCGTAACAATAAATGACTGATATTTTACAACGAGCGAAAGCTCATTATCGCGATAGGCTTTCAGCGCCTTTACAATATGTTGAGGTTTCTGAATGGCCTGATGAAAAAGGTGAACCCACGAAAATCTACTATCGCTCTTCCATGACTTTGAGCGAACAACAGGAGATTCTTGCTTTAAACCAAGCTGGCAAAGTGGGTGAAGCCTTGATTGCGACTCTCATCGCAAAAGCTTTGGACGAAGACGGAAAAAAACTCTTCAAGTTGGTCAATCGTCAAGAATTCATGCGGCAGGTAGATTCTGAAGTTATTGCTCAGATTGTCAGCCAAATGAACCAGGACGAAGGACTAACGGACGAGCAGATTGAAAAAAACTGAGAGAGTCACCCGACCTCTTTATTGCTTTTCAGCTTGCGGAAACACTTCACCAGCCGATCCGCGAGGTGATGAGCTGGACGGTGGACGAAATTAGGGGTTGGGTGGCTTACTTTACGATTCAAGCAGAAAAGCGAAAATCTAAGTAAATGGCGAACAACACAACCATAACCATCAGCGCAGTTGATAAAACGCAAGCAGCGTTCAATAGCGTTGATCGTTCGCTAAAAAAACTTCAAAGCACTTCATCCGCTGTCGCTCGCTCAGTGGGTGGCCTGACTACTGCCTTGAATGCCGCGATTGCCGCCTTTGCGATTGATAAACTAATTAAATTTAGTGACGCAGCGGCAAACATTGATTCTCGCCTCAAGCTAGTCACTTCAAGCACTCAGGAACTCACAAGAGCGCAATCAGCTCTTTTCAAAATTGCCCAATCCACCGGAAATTCGTTTGAGTCAACGGTTGATCTCTACTCTCGCCTAGCTCGCGCCACTGCTTCTCTTGGAACAACAAACACCGACTTAGAACAAGTCACCAAGGCTCTATCTCAAGCGATTACGATTTCTGGTTCATCCGCTGCGAGCGCTGAAGCGGCAATGATTCAGTTGGGGCAAGGCTTTGCGGCTGGTGCATTACGAGGCGAAGAGTTGAATTCCGTTTTGGAACAAACCCCAAGAGTCGCCAGAGCGATTGCGGACGGTTTGGGAATCACGGTTGGACAATTAAAAGAATTCGGAAAGGAAGGCAAATTAACCGCTGAAGCCGTTTTCAATGCGCTCAAGTCACAAAGTGATGTACTAGAGCAGGAATTTGGCAAAACCAACCAGACGATTGCTCAATCCTTCACGATTGTCAGTAATTCAGCGGTTCGATTGGCTGGAGTGATTAATGAAGTCACAGGCGCAAACTCTTCATTGGGTGGCGTTTTGCGTGATGTGGCTTCAGCGCTGGATGATATTCTTCGTGCAGACATTGCCTTCTATTTCGAGAATCTTTCGGCAATCGTCAAAGCACTTATTGCGCCTTTTGCCAATGTGATTGACAAGATTGGCGAAATGATAGGGCAAGGCGATTCAGTGATAGGATTTGCCAAGGTTTTTGCCGCAGTGCGGTTAGCGGTTGAGTTACTTTCTGCTTCGCTGATTTTCCTCACCGATTTGATTTCTGGTTCAGTCATTGGGGTAGCGTTCCGAGCGCTTCAAGTGACGTTCAAAACGATTGTTCTCGACATTACCAATCTCATTGACAAGGTAATGCTCCTAGATGACGTCTTGAGCGTTGCAGCCGCAGCCGCTCAAACCTATAATCCATTCGCTGATGACGAGGAAGCTGCACAAGGCTTAATACAAGCCCAGCAAAATTTAGCCTCTGAATCGGACAAGGTTTACAAATCTTATATTCAACAGAAGAACGCGATTTCTAAAATTGACATTATTGGAAAATCAACGGTTCAGAATGCAAAGGATGTTTTTGCTCAAGGCAAAAAGAACATTCAGCAGGCTTTTGATAATTATACCAATGGCGTCAAAGCCTACGAAATTGCAAGAAAACAGGAAAAAGTTGAACGAGCAAAAACTGAAAGTCTACTGAATCAAAGTTCAGCCCTCAAAGAACAAAAGAAAACCAATCTTGAAAACACAAAAGCGCTGAAAGAACAGGAAGCTTTAGCTCTCGCCAAACAAAAATTAGTTGAACTTGCGGCTTACGAAAAAATCAAAAAGGAAGTCGAAGAAATCACAAGACAGCTAGAAATTCAGGAACAAGTCGAACTCGCCCAGGAAGCGCTCAAAAGAGCAGCCGCAGAAGAGAAATCATTAGCCCTTTTAGAAAAACAATCCAAGGTTGCGCTCGCAATCGTGGAAGCCCAAAAAGAAGCAAACAAAACGATCAGCGAGAGAATCCAGGAAGGTGCACAAGGACTAGTTGCCAATGACACCTTCCAGCAGGTTGCTGGCGCGGCTGGCGCTTCTGGTTCAAGGGCCGCAAACATTGCACAAATCACAGCACAGAAAGGCGTTGAACAAGGATTACTGGCTTTGGTGCTTTCAAATGAAAAAGTTCAGGAAGCACTTACAAAAGTCTTCGACGCAATCTTTGCGCTGATTGACCCAATCATTGATGCATTGGTGCCAGTGATTGACGCTCTGATTCCAGTGATTGACGCAATCCGGCCTTTATTTGAAAAGTTGATTCCGGCTGTTGAAATCACTGCTGAACTGCTTGCGAAGCTTATCAAACTGATTGGCCCACTTCTGACGCTGATTGTGAAACTGGTTGAAGTCATTGAAGCGCTTTATAGCGTTTTAGTGTTTCTCACGGAATTTGCGATTGACAGCATGGTCAAGGTGATTGAGCGGCTTCCACAAATGATTTTCGACTCAATCACTGGGGCTTTCACTGAGTTGCCCAATGCCATCGCAGCCGCAATCAAAGACGTTTTGCCGGACTTGGGCAGTCAACTAACCGGAGGAGACAATTCAGTAATTGGCAAGGCCGTTGGTTTTGTTTCGAGTGGCGTTTCTTCTGTTGCTTCTGCTTTGGGCTTTAAGCAAGGCGGACTCATTCCCAAGGCTCAAGGAGGAATGCTGGTAGGTGCATCTCATTCGCGAGGTGGACAACTTATTAACGCAGAAGGTGGCGAATATATCTTTTCTCGAAAGGCGGTTCAATCCTTGGGCGCTGGCCGTTTGAACGAACTGAATAATGGCGTTGACCGCAACAATGTTGTTGTGAATATCTACGACGAAACCGGAAAGCGAATTCGAGAATACGATTCAGCGATACGAGTAGAAATTAAAGAGCGAGCTGCTCGAAACAACCAATTCCCAGCAGTGGCCTAGATGTCTTTTCAAGTAGACATGGATTTAACTTCTGCGCCTTTCACAGACGCTGTTTATTATCTCAGTGATACGCCTTCAACCTGGAAGCGTGACAGATTTTATCAACCTTATATTACCGCGCCTCCATTTATAGAGTTGGGCGATTATGACGCTGGGTGGCTGAACGTAAACGTTGGCAATCTTCAGCTAGTTAATCGGCCCAATGATTCTTCTCATCCGTTTTCTGGCGCAAACTACACGGCTTTGCTCAGTTCACCAGCTACCGCGATTCCGGTAATTTTACGATACAACGGTAAGCAGTTACTTGACGGCACAGCCATTCTAAACAACCTAACGCCAGAGTCTCTTTCTTTTCAGTTGGAAGCCAAAGTTCAGAGAACCAACCTGTTGCGGTTGATTGTTGCCGAAACCAGCAGCAAAGCGGAACTGATTGAACTCAAAAATAATGGCGCTGGAAAAATCAGAATCACAACCGCAGCGCTTCATAATTTTGGATTGGGCGAACAAGCATTTTTTCAAGGTATGTCGATAGTCGGAGAAGAGTTAGAATACAATCCCAGTGATACTTCAACCCAATTCACAATTACAGACGTAACGGACACCACTTTTGACATCAACGTTGACGTTTCGACGATTACCTACACCAACCCCAGCAGCGGAAATTATTCTTTCGATTCAGGAACGGAACTAACAGCAACAGAAACTTTTTCAATCTCTCAAAGTCTGGAATCCATCTGCACGATCTCATCAGGAATCACAATTACTGTTGCTCAATCAGTCGTGTTGGCAATCCAAGGGGAAGCACAGTTGCCACAGACCTATTCGGTCAGCAGTGGGAACACAATTACAATTGTTTTTGGTTCAACGGTATCCGTTACCGGACTCAATGCTTACGACATAGGGAACGCTTCAGCCACTGACACACAGCTTCCTTTCGCTTTTGGGACGGTGACTTTGCAAGAGCCTGTTCCGATTTTAAATGCTGCAAAAACTCAGGTTGGCAATCCAAATCTAAAGACCACAAGCGCTTCTGTTCAGGATGATGGACAGGACGAAGTGCTGAATGCTTCGCTGAGTTATGACTTTTACACTGTACCAGATGGGGAAGTTCCAAGATTTACTTTGCAGTCTGGTAGCTTGGAAGGTGAGGCTTCCATTTCAGGAATCAGTATCCACTTCGACACATTAAACGGTGATGAAAACGCTTATGATTTTTTTGGCTGGTTAGCGCAATCCATTGGGTATTCCTACGATTCCAGCCTAGCGAGTAATGCAAATAACGACGATAGAAAAGTGTCAATTTTTGAAACCAATCAACAAAGAATTCTCGACTTTGCCGATCAGGTCGCTAAAGCGCTAAATATGCAATTTTATCTTGATGACGAGAATGACGTTTTGCACTTGATTGACCGCGAAAATGTCCCAGGCACAGCAAGCCTGACGCTGGAGGATTACGAGATCCTAGCAAGCCAGATTGACTTGCCAGCGCCTCTTTCTGGGCTTCTTTCTTCTAATTCCTACAACTTAGCAGTCGGTGCAGGATTAGGGGCGAATCCTTATAAACTGCTCAAGGTTGAAAGAGCGGTTCGAGTAGCGAATATTGATACTGGAAGAGATGACACAATACGCACATTTTCGCCTTCAATCGAAGTCGCGGCTGAAGTTCTAACCGATATTATTGCCGTAAAAAACAAACCAAGATTAAGTGTGACGATTGACGGAATCAATCTCGACGTTCAGGCAGGCGAAAGAATCGACGTGAACAACAAAACTTTGGGCATTACTGGAAATATGATCGTTCGCAAGCGAGCTTGGGATTTTGTCAATGAAACAACGACTTTTTCAGGCGATTCGACTTTAACGCCTCTTTCAATATGAAGATTTTAACCGAATCAACTTATTCAAGCTCAAGTCTGACGAGCGGAAGCGCAGCCAGTGGGTTTGCTCTCTCAAATATTGAAAGCAATCAGCCGCAAGAACGTTTTTCTTCAACTAGCGCAAGTGTGACGATTCGCGTTAATGTTTCCGGTGCAAGCGATTCATTTTTTCTGGATGGTTGGCATTTTGTCAGTGGTTCTTATTCGCTTGACGGTGGCGCTTCCGTAAACTTCTCAGCAACACAATTAGAAAATAGATTTGAATTCAAACCTTGGGGTGTCAATCTCTCAAAACGTAGAAAATCAATTTATATTTCTGGATTATCGTTTTCTTCAACGCTGGATTTAACATTAAACACAGACAGAACCACCACTGCTGGAAAATTCATGAATCAGCAGTTAGAAGGGAACGCGATTGATGATTGGGAGTGCAACGCCTTTGACACGGCAACAGGAAATTTTCGAGATACAAGCAACATCAGAGTTAATCTAATTGAACATGGTTATGTTTTTCCCAACACGGTTATTAAATTGAGTGGAACAAATTATACTGTTGTTTCAATAGTTGGGGACGGGACTACAGATGGAGCCGTAAGGATCAGCGCACTTCGACCTGGAGCAAGCTTTACCGTTGAAGAGTTAGCGCCACCAATCAGCCTTGGAATTCTGCGAGTTGGCAATTCAACAGATTTTGCGAATCCTCAAATTTTAAGCCGAAACTATGAAGATTTTTCAACAGTAAGGACTGGCACTTCTGGATTTCGACAAGTGACAAAAAGAGGGATCGCTCAAACCATCAACGCTCAAGGCATTTACACGCAAGCGCAGGCTGATGATTTAATCGGCATTGCTGCTGCGAAACGAGGCGAACCTGTGCCTATACAAATTACGGAATCGATGACAACGGAAAGAGATTTACAAGCAGTATTCGGAGGAATCACGATTCCAACAGATGCTTATGCAACGCCAACCGGAACTTATCGAAATATTAACTATCAAATCAGCGAAGTTTTATGAGTACCATTAAAGTTGACACGGTAAGACCCGTTACGGCTGATGCTAGCCTCACGCTACAAGGCGATAACAGCGGAACGGGCGTTTCGGGAATTACAATTGATTCAAGTGGGAATGCGACTTTTTTGAGTACAATCAAAGTGGATACCGTCAAGCCAGTCACGGCTGACGCCAGCCTAACGCTGCAAGGGGATAATAGCGGAGCGGGCGTTTCGGGAATTACGATTGATTCAAGTGGGAATGCGACTTTTTTAGGAACAGGAAACAATCTGGGTACGGTAACGGCAGGCACGATTGGAAGTGGAGTGGTGTTTCCTGGTGGGCATGTGATTCAAGTGGTGCAGTTTCTGGATAATACAAATTCGGCAAGCACTACTAGCACTAGTTTAGTCGATGCAGTTGATGGATCATCTAATCCAATACTGGAAAAAAACATTACCATCACAGCAGGAAATTCTGTTCTAATCATCGTAAATCTGACGCAGCAAATTGCTGGAGGTGCAGCGGATAAAGCTGGACATGTTGGTCTGAAACGAATTTTAGACCCTAGCGGAGCAGCTACAACATCGACTGTCTATGGACAAGGTAATGATGCTATTTATGCTGAAAGTTTGGCAACATCTGCAAACCTGACAATCACAATGAATAATAATATTTGCTATTTAGACAGTTCAACTTCATCTGCAACCAACATAACATATCGTTTAATGCACAGTGCTGGCATTCGTGGAGGTTCTTCTTTAATTAGAGGTAATAGTAATTACACGATGACACTTTTTGAGATTCAAGCATGAACTTATATCAGTTAGAAATTCAAACTATTTTGTCATTAAGACCAAATGCTCAATTTTCAATTGCAGACAGTTATTCTTCACTTATCTGGCATGACGCTAATCAGACCAAACCAACTCAAGCAGAATTTGATGCTAAATATAATGAATTAGTTAATGCAGAACCAATGCGAATTCTAAGACTGCAACGAGATCAATTACTTCAACAATCAGACTGGATGGGGAACAGTGACGTTACGATGACCGAACAGTGGAGAGTCTACCGACAGGCTCTTAGGGACATAACAACTCAATCACCATCACTAGATTCAGACGGGAACCTAACGGGCATAACGTGGCCCACACCACCAACCGACTAACAAGGCCGAGCAATGCCAGCAGAAGCCACCGGAATAATTGACGTTGTCCAAGAGTTAGGGACTTCTGCCAGTGCCTTAATTTTCTTTGCTTGGTTGATTATTTTTATTCTCAAGCAGCACGACAAAGAGAAACAACAGTTGCGAGCTGATGCCGAAAAGAAAGATTCCATGATGATGGAAGAACGAAAGCTTTATTTAGCGGCTGACGCGAAGAATGACGAAGAACTCAGGCAATACATGAAGACGTCAAACTCTGAGCTTATGTCGATAATGAGCGCAACCAATGTAGCAATTAAAGACATGACGATTGCCGTCAATAATTTGGGTGACGTTATCAATAGAGAATTAAGGAGATGAAACCGCTTCTCACAGGCTTGGCTTTACTGCTATCAACGTCAGCACTGGCTTTGCCTGTCGAGTACAAAACCTTGCACTTAGTTTCATGGGCTTATCAGTGTTCCTTGCGACTTGCTCCCACCTATCAGCTTCAAGGCATGGCTTCAAATCTTGCCATGCAATCGGCAATTCAGCTTTGCAGTTGTGTGATTGACCACTACCGCGAAAACCATAGATATGTAGACCTTCAACTCATGCCGTTACCTCAAAGAGAAGCATTTGGCGAGATGTACAGTCAAGAGTGTGTGGATTACCCAGAAAAGGAGACTTGATGGAATTTATTGACCACTCAGAGCATTTTTCGAGGGACGAGCTGAAGTGCAAATTTACTGGTGAATGCAAGGTTTCAAGTTCGTTTCTTACTAAACTGGAAACGTTGAGGACTCATTACGGAAAACCAATCAGACTGACTTCAGCCTATCGCTCGCCAGATCATCCGGTTGAAAAGGCTAAATGGAAAGACGGGAAACCCAAAAGCACGGGTTATCATGTATTAGGCCGAGCAGTGGACATTGCCTGCTGGAATGGTGACGGTGCGCGACTTCTTCAGATTGCTATTCAAATGAATTTATTTGGTGGCTATGGCTTCTCATTTACCGGAAGCAATCGCTTCCTGCATTTAGATGACAGAGAAGATTTAATGATCTGGAGTTATTAATGGAAGGATTTTTAGAAATATTTAATTCTGTTATTGAATCTGGTGGGGTAGAGTTAATGCTGACCGCAGCAGGTTTGCCAATGGCAGCGGCTGGAGTAGGA